TGTGGATGCTGTAACTATGGCACTCTCTGGAAATTTGGAAGACGCACGGCAAGAGTTTCAAAAAGGTCTTCTCGAATTGAAACCTTTTGATGCTGAGGAATGGTTGCAGGAAACTCTTGGAGAATCGCCTATAGCAGTATCTACAGTTACACCTACAACTATTACATCCACAGCAACTCCTGTAGGTAAAGCTATTAGCCCCACCAAGGGAACAGGGGATTCATCTATACCTTCTATACCTTGGGTTGTTGGGGGACCTTCTGCGGTAGGTCCTTCTGTAATGCATCATAAGAAACCATGGTATTCGGGTTTAGCTGGAGAGATTATAACGCAGATGGGTTGGGGGGATCTAGTTCCCGTTCAACCTGTAGTTCCGCAATCCCAAGCACCTCCGCCTGGAAACCCCCTGTCAGAATTTGTGCGGAAATATTTGCTTTCTGATTCTGAACAGGAAAAACCTGGCCAATGGGTTGGCTGGACCGATAGGCTGATTTGGAAACTGCTGGGAATAGGTCCATCTGTAGTTCCGCAATCCCAAGCACCTCCGCCTGGAAACCCCCTGTCAGAATTTGTGCGGAAATATTTGCTTTCTGATTCTGAACAGGAAAAACCTGCCAATGATTGGACCGATAAGGTTTCCAATAGGCTGATTTGGAAACTGCTGGGAATAGGTCCATCTGTAGTTCCGCAATCCCAAGCACCTCCGCCTGGAAACCCCCTGTCAGGTCCATCTGCTCCTGTTCCTGTTAATTCCCCTTTGGATACACCCCCAATATTTTCTCCTGTACAGGTGCCGCCGCCCGTATTTCCGCGAGCCACAGGGATCTCGGTTCAGATTCCAGAGCATGTAGAGGGGAAAACCACGGACCAGCTTGCATACCTTAACCGGAACCCTGGCAATTTGGTGTTTGCTCATCAAGAGAGCGCTACAGCGGGAGAAGGATTTGCCGGTCCTGGCCTACCGTTTGCCAAGTTTGAAAGCAACGAGGCAGGATATTTCGCTTTCCTGAAAAATCTCGTGGCGAATATGCGCGACCAGGACATGACGCTTGAATCATATATCAGGCACTATGACAAGGACGCTAATGTCGAGACGTACCTAGCCAACGCCAAGAAGGCCACTGGCGCGGCATCCGATACACTGCTTTCGAATATTGACTTGGATAAGTTGGCCCGATTCCAACTTAAACAAGAAAGCCAATCCACTGTTAGTGGAAACACTCTAGATATCTTAGCGTTGATTGCCCAATACAAAGCATCTCAACCACCAGCCGAAGCCCAAAACGTTCCCCCACCCAAAGTGGCCCCACGAGGTGATGACACGTCATACGTGCGTGTGGCCCCTACGGCGTACCACCCTACCCGCACGGCGGAGGACTGGAATATGGCATGGGCCAACACGCGGCGCCCGGCGGCAATCGAGCGCGCCTCCTACGGTCCTGGAGAGCAGCGGATCGATATCGGGGGAGTCACGATCACGATCATGCAGCCTGGGGCCGACGAAAGCCAGATAAACCGCATCGTGGTCGATGCTATCCGCGAGGCTCTCGACCGTCGCACCCGTAGCAACATCTCTCAACTGAATCCGGCTTGGTCCGTCTAAAATGCTTCCAATCAATCCAATTGGCACCGTTACTACTTCCACCGAAGTGGCGGCCTTTTCCAATAAAGCAGCAACGTTGTCGCAGAATAATAGCCCTTGGCGGCCGCCCCAATGGATGGGAAACGGTACGGCGGCCCCGTTGCCAACATTGGCCATTACTGCTGCTGATCCTACTACCCAACAGCAGACGATTTATATATTTGACGGGATGCTTCGCGCTGAGCACGAGCAGCGGGCCGTTCCCACGCTGAATCCGGTCCAGACCGGCACCGCCATTACGGACCATATCTACCTGACCCCGGCCACCCTTACCGTCGAGATCGCCATGAGCGATATGATGCAGAGCTATGTGGTGGGGCAGTTCGGGGACCTGCCGTCGCGATCCGTTTCGGCGTACCAGACTCTCCTATCTCTTCAGGCCGCCAAGCAGACAGTTGCGGTTTCGACACGATTGAACACTTATCCCGTGATGGTCATCACGATGGTGTCGCCGGTCGAGGAGGCGAATACACGTTACGCCCTTCGGTGCCGCGTCACCTTCACCCAGATCATAATGGCGGCAGTCCAGCAACCCACCACAAATGGGACTGCGGCCGCGAATGGGACTTCCGCGCTGCCCAACACTACTAACAGTTCGGTAGGGCAGACTAGCATCAGCCAGCCTAATTCGGTCCTGCTCCAGAACAACGACGTCCTTAACTCCGGTTTAGATTTGAACGCCATACCCAATGTGTCGAACGCGGGGAATTGGACCAGCACCGGGAACGGCATCTTCTCCAACAACTACATGAATCTGCCCGGAGTTTCCGGATTTCTCGGAGGGCTATAGATGGCCCAACTCTTGCTGCTCAACACGGCCCCAAATCAGACGCTGTCCGCAACTCTGACCATAGACGGGGCGCAGCTCCAGTTTCAGCTTACGCTTTCCTACAACCCGACGGGTTTCTGGGTGATGGGGATCGCGGATCGCTATGGGAACGTCATCCTGCTGGGCGTACCGTTGCTTACGGGAGTCTGGCCGGCGGCCAATATTCTCGCGCCCTACGCCTACTTGAATATCGGGTCCGCCTTCGTGATCAGCTTGAGCGGAGCCGCGACCGACTACCCCAACAACACCAACCTTGGGAGTCAGTTCACTTTACTTTGGGACGATACGCCCGCGTCATAGTTATGTCTTTCCCCAACCCATATTTCGGCCGCGCCTGGAACCTTACCATTGTTGTCAACGGAGTTCCGTGGACCGTTGCCAGCACCGATTCGGGGGAGTCCCTGCGTATTCGGTTCAACGTCTATATGCGGATGTTGATGGTCTATTGGGATGCTCATTTCGAGGTCTACAACATGGGCAACCAATCCGGCGGCCCAGTCTCTCAGATAACGGCGTCCTCTCCGAACATTTATAACTTTTGGAAGTACAGCCAGAATCTCACCGCCGGGGCGAGCGTCACGCTGAACGCAGGATATCAATCACAAGTTAACTCTCTGCCGGAAGTCTACTCCGGGTCACTGCTCCAGTCCTGGGTTACCATCGAGAACGTAACCGATTGGAAGCTTATCATTAGTTGTGTAACCGGGCTGCTGCAGGATGCGCTTAATTTCACGTCACAAGCCGTGGGGGCTGGCGAGAACCAATATAACAAAATTGCCGCCATATGTAAGCAGACCGGTATCCCATTCGACCCCAAGAATATCGACGCTATCTCGCAGAAGATATTGGAGAATTCGATCATGTCGCGCGCCCAGGCGTTGCACGGGCGTCCATACGACCTTATCCGGCAGATCATCAAGCAGAACAACCTTTGGGCGCATGTCAACAATCGCGGGCTCCAGATACGGTCCTTCGATGCCGCAACCGTGAATGCCGCAACACCGGACCACACTTACGGTCCGGCCTATATCCCGGCTAGTTACCAAGGATCGACCGCGTCCCAAGGCATTACCCCCACGCTGCTTGGTTCGCCGCAACAGACCCAGCTTGGAGCGACGTTCCGCGTCGCGCTGGACCCCTTGGTCCAAATAGCCGATATCGTTCAACTCGCCCCGTGGACGATTGTGAACCTATACCCGATCCAAATCGGGCAACTTCCGCCGGTTCCGAATCAGTCCATGCGCTACGTCGTGGCGGGGATCAGGCATTGCGGCGATACGCGGGGCAATGATTGGTATACGGAGATCGAAGGCGTGACAGCGGATTTCTTCGCTTCCTGGCTTCAAGGAAATACGCTGCAATCGAACATACAAGCTGCGCAGCGTTAAGTTCTATCGGAATGTAAGGTGGCGGTCCCCGAGGCTTAAATAATATGGCTTCTCAATCATCCGATTTTCTACCATCGCTTGAAAGCCGTCTCACCCCGTCCATCGAGACGTTGAATCGTCTGAAGACGGACATCTTCCAGAAGCTCCGTGTGGCGGTACCGGCCGTAGTGGTGGGGTTCAAAATCGGGCCGCCCGCCACGGTATCGGTGGTCATTGCTACTGAAGAGTATGTTCTCAAGAACACATCGACCGTGGCGGACCAACTCCAAATCGCCACCATGCCGCTGACGCTTCCGATCTTGGAGGACGTGCCGATCCAGATCGCCGGTGGGGGAGGGTTCTCCTTCACGGTTCCCATCAAGCAGGGCGATGAAGTGCTGCTGGTGTTCTCGGATACTGTGTTGGACGGGTGGCTCCAAAATGGGGTAAACAATACGGCATTCACAGGAGGCGAGACGGGCGTATACCCTACCGACCTTCGCCGCCACAGCCTGTCTGATGCGGTGGCGATCTGCGGTCTACGTTCCAAGCCCCGCGCTATCGCCAACTACTCCACCACGTCCGCCCAACTCCGCAGCGATGATAGTTCTGTAGTGATCGATCTTGCCGAAACAGGCATTACCATCATGGCTCCGGATGTTACGGTGAATGCTTCGAGCAGTGCGACCGTGAATGCCCCCGCGGTAACCTTGGGTTCCAATACGACCATCGACTCCAGGCAATTTCTCTTCCATGTCCATTCAAATGTCCAGCCTGGCACAGGCACTACGGGGAGAGTGGTGTAGATGGCCACCATATTAGTACGGGCTCTAGATCAAAATGGTGACCCGATGCGCGGCGGGGGGTTGAACAACTTCCTGACTGACCTGGATGTGGTGGCGCAGATCGTCGAGACGCGGCTTAAGCTGCTCCAGGGCGAGTGGTTTCTCAACACGGCGGACGGCACACCGTTATTCCAGTCCCTGCTCGGGCATGCCACCACGATCCAGGCCGTAGCGACCATCCTCCGCAGCCGTATACTGGGCACACCCTACGTGACCGGCATCGCAGGGTTCGCAGTCAGCTACGCGACGGACGGGCGGGCGCTAAACTTCTCTGCTCAAGTCAACTCCATCTTTGGACAGTTTCAAGTATCCAATTCGTGATGGATTGACACCACTTGCATATTATCACTTAAAACGAAAGGAGAAAGCGGGAAGGACAGGCGACCACATCGGTTGCCGCGCTATCCATTTGCATGGCTGAAGCTAGCAGTTTCCCGCGCAGGAGTTATATGAATCGACAGTTTCTTGCATTACTCATCTTATCGGAAGCAGGGATTTTGTTTGCCCAGACCCAACCGCAGCAGTACAGTACCTACCAGGAAACCACTGCCCCTGCGGGAAACCCGACGGCGGGATTTGCCATTTGCTGGTTTGACAACGTGTCCCATACCTATACCTGCCGGAACTCCTCTGGGGCAATTACTGTTCTCAGTACCAACCCATGCCCCACTACTGGAGGAGCGTCCTGCCTGGTCAATACAGATGCTTCGGGGAATGTGAACATAATGGGTACACTATCGGTACCGAATACGGTATCTGCCGGGACCCAGACTATGAATCCCGGCGGCACGACCGCTACGGATTCTGCCGGTCTCGGGCCGGAACTGACCTCCGCTGGTACTTGCTCCGGCACCGGATGGACGGGGACGTACCCGAACTACCTAGCCCCGGCGACGACCGCGCCACTGACTTGCACGGGATTTACGAGTGGCAACTTTTACCAATTAGTTACGGTCATCAGCGGCAATGCAGGCGTGACCGGCATGACCTACGCCAGCGGCCTCAGTTGCAGCGGGACCGGAACGTACCCTCTGACCGTTACGGGTGGCGGCGGGTCGGGCGCAAGTGGCACGATAACAGTCACGAGTGGGGCGGTCACGGCAGCAATCGCCGTCGTTACTCCAGGTACGGCATTCACGTCCGCTCCTACGACGGGCACTCTCGGTACGCCGACCGGCTCCGCGTCATGTACGGGAACTCTTGTCATGACCTCCACGATTGGCGGTGGCTCGATTACCGTGGGGATTGGCACAGCGCAGATATCCGCCGCGTCAAGTTCCACCCTGACATTTGGACCAAAAGCAAACGCAACATCGCTGACGTATACGCCACAGGCGTCATTCGTAGGGACGATCAACATCAGCGCGAAACTGATTACGCCAATTTCGACTTACTCGTATGTCGCCAAGGATTCGACCGGGGCAACATCCTTTCATGCGCTCTACCAGACACTTGGATCACTTTATAACTTTTTCTTGGGGGGTGGAGGGGCGTACAACACCACGGGATACTCCAACAGCGCTCAGGGAGCCAACGCCCTCTACAGCAACACCACGGGCGGCTCCAACAGCGCTCAGGGGTACCAATCCCTCTACAGCAACACCACGGGAAGCTCCAACAGTGCTCAGGGAGTCAACGCCCTGAACAGCAACACCACGGGAAGCTATAACTACGGTGCCGGTTATCAGGCGGGAAGATACATTTCCGACGGGTCAACCGCCAATCAAACATCGTCCTATTCCATTTATCTTGGTACAAATCCAATGGCGCTTAACAGCGGCGACGACAATGAAATTGTGATCGGTGGCGATGCCACGGGCGGCGCAACCGGAGCAGGAAGCAATACGACAACAATCGGGACGCCACGCCAGACGGACGTGTACTTTGGTGGCACCGGGATTCCCTCCAACATCCACGCCGGCTTTTACATGGGTCCGGCAACGGCACCCTCGGGTTCTTGCACAACCAATGGCGCGTGGGTATTCTCGCAAGATGGACACGCGACATTTTGCAATTCGGGTACTTGGGCTACCAAGATATAGGAGATGGATCATGCCCTGCGCCAAGGCGGAGAACGCGACTACGAGCACGACGAGCGGAGTGCTGGCTACGGCGGTCTTTCAGCCTGGTGTGCAAATCATGTATGGTTTTGGGGGGAAGTGATATGAACCGCGCCCTCTGCAAACGATCCATCCTGCTCTTATGTGCCGTTGCTGCGTGGGCACAGACTACCATCGTTACTGGCCCGGTTACGGGGCCGGATGGCAAGGCGACGACCGGAACGGTATATATCAGCATTAGCGCTCCATGCACATATTCCGGGAATCAGGTGGTACAAAAGACCATCGAGGCAGCGCTAGTCCCATCCGGCAATCCACAGGTGACTACTCTGGCTATCACCCTGGTGCCCAATGCGGGGGGATGTGTGGGCACGAGTTACACCGTCTCGTGGGCAATTACGGGCATGGCGCGTTTTTCTACTTCCTGGGTGGTGCCGATCAGTTTGACGCCTGTGACCATCGCCAGCGTTACTCAAGGCACCGTGCCACCTGCCCCAGCCCAACTAAACCCATCCCAAATTATGCAGAATGGCGCAACGCCGGGGCAAGGATTGGTTTGGAATTCGATCACTGGATGGACACCGCAGAACGTCGGGGCGGCCCAGTGTCTCATCACTGTGACATACAGTGCCGCGCCTGTCTTCAATTTTGCAGCGTGTAATCAGCAGCAAATCACGCTCACCGGGAACGTCACGCCGGTTATCCAGAATGCCAATAACTGTCAGGTGGCCGGCGGTTGCACAATCACCTTTATCCAGGGCGGATCGGGCGGCTACACGGTGACATGGACCGGGGCAGTCACCGGCGGCTTCAGTATTGGCGGCATCGCCGGCAAGCACAACGTACAGACCTTCACCAGTTTAGACGGCTCGACACTGCTCGGGCTCAACCCAGGAGAAATCAACCAGTGAAAATGATTCTCGCGGCGCTCGTTCTCGCCGCATCCATGGGCATCGCCAAGGATGCCCTCAAACAAACCGCGCCGACAATTCGGCCGAGTTTTGAACCCCCCGCCGAATTATCGGCGGAGTACTTTCGGCAGGCATGGGTGATTGAACATGCCATGTCGCGGCAGGGAGATGCCGCGCGGAAGATCCAGGCGGCGTGCGCGAAAGACCTGGCCGAAGCCAAGATGACACGCGGCGAAGATGGAGAGTTGCGCTGGCTGTGCGTGCCCACGCCGCCAGCATCAGACAAGGAGAAAAAGTAAATGCGAAAACTGGCTTTGCTGTTTTGTTTCGCTGGAGCCGCGTTGGCCCAGCAATATATGACATTGAACGGGGTGGCAAATCAGACAGTAATCTTACCCAACCCAACCGCCTCGGCGCTTGGCGGCATCGAGTCTATCATACAGACCTCGAATAACTGGGTGCAGTACATCGACACAAGCGGCGTGCCGCACTTGGCGCAACCGACATTCAACAATCTCAGCGGTTCTGCGACTTGCGCACAGTTGCCTGCACTCACCAGCGACGTAACAAGCTCGGCCGGCTCCTGCTCTACAACGGTTGGCAGTATCGGAGGGAAATCCGTAACTCTCGGTGGAGCGTTCACGACCAGCGGGGCTTTTAATCTGACGTTCACTTTGTCTGCCCTCACCTCGTTAACCTTGCCAACCAGTGGCACGCTGGCTGTGGTCAGCGGCGCTCTTGGGACACCGACAAGCATCACGTTGACGAATGCCACGGGACTGCCACTATCGACCGGAGTAACGGGTAATTTGCCAGTAACTAATCTTAACAGTGGCACGTCGGCATCCTCAACCACGTTCTGGCGCGGTGATGGCTCCTGGGCAACACCCACAGGCTCTGGCAATGTGAGCACGAGTGGCTCTCCGGCGTCCTATCAAGTTGGCATTTGGGCCAGCGGCACGACCATCGGCGGCGTTACGCCATCTTCCACGAGCGGCCTTGCCCTGGTGTCGAATGGATCGAGCGCGAACCCATCGTTTTCGGCCTTGAACCTGGGCGCCACCGGGGCGGTGACGGGCACGATTCCGGCAGCCAATCTTCCAGCGGCTCTGTCCAGTTCGACCAGCGTCAATGGAACCAGCATTCCAGCGTCCACATCTCTGGCCGTGCTCGGTCTGAACACGTTCACGCGGACACAGACGATGAACGTAAATACGGTGGCATCCGGTTCAACTCCGGCGTTCGATCTCTCGCAAGGCAATATCCAGTACATGTCGGCGCTTGGGGTGAATGCCACCCCCAGCTTTAGCAACATTACAGCGGGTGGCTGGTGGAGATTCGTAATCTGCAATAACTCCACCGGTGGCTACACCTGGACCTGGCCTGCATCTGTGCATGGCGGCATGACCGTAGGCACTACGGCCAGCAAATGTACCTCTCAAGAGTTCTACTCTCCTGACGGCACGACCCTGTACGGAGCTTTTGGGATCGTCAACCAGTAAACTATGAGACGCACACTTTCACTTTTCCTGGTTGCAGCAGCGTCGCTCTGCGGCCAAGCCATCACGGTCAACATCAA